GGGTTTGTTGCAGCACCTTCTGCAGCAGACACATCTAAAATGCTAGCAGTGCTGTTCGTACCTGTAGTAGTTAATTTCAAATAATATTCAAAATCTGAATCTGTAATTTCATGTAATACGACTGCCATTATCTGCTCCTAAATTGATAACATTTCTTTTTCAAAATAATCCATAAGTTCCTTTTCAGAAACTTTAAACTTTTTTGCTACTTCGCGCATAGTTTTCTCAAAAGTATTTAGGAAATCTGAAGGTTTAGAATCCATAATTTCGAAAATTTGATCAACAGCACCTTTCATCTTCGGAGATAATTTCTTATACTGTCGAGATTTTTTATGTTCATCCTTTTCTATTACAGATTTGTATATACCTTCAAACGTCTGACTCATTCCATCAATCCCTGATTTCCTCGTTTACCTCAACTTCTTGGTCTGTAGTAACAGGTACAGCATGGCCTGTAGCACTAGCTACAAAAGTTTTAGATATTTCTTTTCTTTTTATTTCCAATGCATTGCCGACCTTGTTAGCAATTGAATCTTTAAAAGCCTTTTCTGCTCCTAAATTATTTCCATCTCCAATTAAATCTACAAATTCTCTACTCATTTTTTTCTTCCTTTCTTCACATAAAATTCTTTATCATCTTCTACTGGTTCTTCTTCGGGCGGTTCTTCACCTTCACCTTCGGGCGGGAGGCCAGCTGCCATTCTTGCTCTATCATCTGCTGGCATTTCTGGATCAATCGGCATACCCATTGGATCAACAGGTATACGTTGTATACCATCACCGCCTGGTGGTATAACAATTCCACCATCCATTGGATCAGTATCAGCCTCTTTCTTGATCTGGTCACGCATATCTTGAATCTCTGAATCATTCATACGCAACACTTTTTTCAATACATATTCCTTACTAAAGAAAGTACCAATATAAGTTTCGACTGTCTGTAATTGATTGAGTCTGTTTTCCAAAAGTTCTGCATCTTTAAGTTCTGCAAAATGACCATCTGCAAGAAAATCATATTGAATATGTTCTTGTATGTTAGGCCAATCTTCAGGCGCAATTACTCCTTTAAGGAGTAGTTGAGTTTTGAGAATGTCAGTGAATAGGGGAGAGAATTTCTTTCGTATCCGCTGTACAAATTTTGTGAATTTAAGTTCATCTCTGGTAATTTCTGTGCTTCGGCCGAGACTGAATCCACTTTCGGATTCCAATCTTGAAATCGGCACGTTAAGTGAACGGTATAGTTTGCGTTGGAAGTAAGTGATGTCATCAATTTCTCCTAAATTAGAACCACCTGGCAATGTTGTAATTTCTGTACCTCGACCACCCTCTCGGCGTGGGAGCCAGAAATCTTCCAACATACTCATGTGGTTTCGGTCATCACGAATCTCACCTGTAGTAGCATCGTACACAAGTTTATTGCGATAACGATTCATTACATCCTTGAGATATTGTTCTGCTTTTATCTTTGGAAGATTACCAACATCAATATAGAAAATTCTACGTTCTGGTGCGCGAGAAATACGATAGATAACAAGTGCATCTTCAATCATACGCAATTGGTTGACAGGTTTAATTGCCTTATGTAAATAAGACATAACTCGGCCACTATTACCATCAATCAAACCAGAAGGAACATAAGCGATAGCATCTGCTGCAATCTTCAAACCTTGATTGCTTCCACCCATTCCAGCTGAACCTAGACCTTTTTCATTATATACAAAATATTCATTGATCTTCTCTGTCATTTCAACGCCAGTTTTGTTATCAAGTTCTTTTTTAACTTCTCTGACTTTTTTAATTTTAACTGGATCAATATATCTTAATTCAGTAATACCTTTTCTTGGATTTTTGGTATCAATAACCTTATGATAGAATACTCGCCCATCCACATACCACCGACGAAAAACATCATGGCCTCTTTGTTCAAAATGCAGAAGTCGTAACACTTCATCAAATTCTGCACGAATTTTTCTTTTAATTTTATCTGGATACTGTAAACGATCTAAAGAAATTTCTACTGATTGATCATTTTGATTAGAAACAATACCCTCATTTACGATATCTTCAACAGCAGTATCACACTCAGCTTGTTGAGCAATATCACGATACCGCCGAATTAAATCTATATCGGATCGTTCTCTACCATCTGTATCAAGAATTTGTCCAAAGAAACCGCCACCAGCTACATCAATGGTGCCGTCATCAGGAGTTGGGGTGGAAAATGTTTTTTCTCCACCCTTATCCTTCATCGCCCGTTGTATTGTAAACCCAAAAAGTTCTGCCATAATATCTCCTACTGTATTACACTATTTAGTAGGTTCAAATTAAAAGTTTACTGCTGATGCCTCAAAATGTTGATATCTCCAAGTTACATCGAATGTTTCAATATCTCCGGCAGCAGCTGTGGTCAACTCTATAGAAGTAACACTAGTTGGCCAAGCACTTTTAAATACATATCTTTTTAGAACTGTATCATCACGATCTAAATGTTCTACTTCCATATCAGTTTGATATTCAGCAGGAGAAACAACACCTTGGGCACTGGCAGCATCATTAATACCGTTAACCCATTTTTCCATCGCATTACGAATCATAAAGTCCGTATCGTTCATGAAAGTTGTGTTCCAAGTTTCAGCAGTTGTTCTATCTCCAGCAATATATATTTCTCTTCCTCTAAATGGTATTGCAATTTCACTCAATGTTGATGCAGGAAGGCTTGAACTTCTTACCAGAAAAGATGTTCTACCAACATCAAATGGACTGATATTAATGCCGGTAGGTGGTGTAATTATTACTTTAAATTGGTTAGCGCGAGCGCCACCACCAATTAGATTAGCTTTAAAGTCATCGATCATCGCCATGATTAACCTCCTACCTCACTAAACGATACACCAGTTCGCACTGCTACAAAGTTTAGTGTTATGAAGTTAATTGCTCTAGCGGGTTTAATGTAGATATCTCCAATAAACTCGTTTCGGTCAATAACCTCACCTGTGTTGTTTGTACTGTCGCATACAACCTTGAAGTCGAAGATACCTCGGCGTCCCTGTACATCTCGCAAGAAAGGTTCAACCATATTACGGAACTGAGCCCGTGTAAACTCATCATTGAACTCAAAGAGCATGTACTTAGCAGCAGTTGCGATTGCTTTTTCAAGAACCAAGAACAACCTACGCACATTAATTCGATCAAACGCACTTGGTTTATCAAGAGCAGTCTTATCACCAAAGAGTGTTACGCCCTGGCCAGGGAAGTTAACAACGGGGTTAACCCTTGCCTGATAAAGAATATCTCTTGCTGCCTTATCTGGATTGAAGGACAATTTAATTGCACCTCTTACATTACCCCGATTATAACCAGCAGGTGAGAACCAAGGATCAGCAACACCATCTGTGTATGCACAAAGTCCAGCAATATCGCCGTTCAAAGGCACCATGCGATATACATCATTGTATTTGTCATACATGTATTTGTATCCACTATCGTAAACCATGTAAGATGATGCAGGGCAAAGATCATATGCAGTTTTTACATTATTGACTGCTCTAGCAGAAGTTGCCGCAGAACTTACAACACCAACTGTTGCAGAACGATATGGAGAAACAAATCCCACACAATCCTTACGAATTTCAACAAGGTCTGTAATCATTGTTACATGAGTGTCTTGAGTAGCAGCTGTATCACCAGCACCACCACCTTTACCACCAATTACTAGATTGATGTCATGTAATTCTGTATCGGCAAACTTGTCATATGCAAGTTCCAATTCACCAGCCGACGGAGCAAGATCATCTGTTCCACCTGAAAGTGAATCAATTGTGATTGGATGCAAAACTGTATAAGTAGTAGTTGTATCTGTACCCCAGTTTGTACCACCAGAAACATGATCTGTCCAGTAGATGTAATTTGATTTTCTGAAAATTACGTCTGCATAGTAATTACTACTACCCTGAGCATCTCTAGCAACTGAACTTTTTGACACACTTGCAAAGGTTTCTATGACACTAGAACCTCTCTGACCTTTAACATCAGCATCGTATCCAGTAATATCGCCAGTTGTGTCATAAACAACAATATGCATTTCATCACCAATGCCACGGCCATTATCGGTGGCCCATTGAGAAGTGCCAGGCGCATTTGGAAACAAGTCGTGATATTTCCATTTCCGCCTTATATACGAATTGTCTGCGATAGCATTTTGCAAACCACCAGCATTTGGATCATCTTTTAGACGAATTGTTAATACATTAGTTGTTGTATTGATAGCTGTTACTTCATATTCATTAAATTCATCAACTGGCACTGTAGCCGAAGTATCTGAAAAGAAAGAAATCATATCTCCTACATTAAATGCATGTCCAGCCTCATCTGCGTTATCAACCGTAATTGTATTAGCGCCAGCCGTTCCAGCACCAGCAACAAGTTGATTTGACGTATCGACCACTTGCTCGTATCCTGTTGCAGTAGAACAAATCTGAACACCGATTGAGTTGCCCCAAGTACCAGCAGTACGAGCAGCCCACTCACCATGCGAACCCTGTCCTGTACTGAAAGATGCTTCATAATGCTCATCATCACGAATGAGAATACCACTATTCGCACCAGCATTAAGTGTGCCGGATTCGCAACGAACTACTTTAAGATGGTCTGAATACTGCAAGAAATTTGCAGCAGCAAACCAATTTTCAAACTGATTACTAGTTGTCTTGGGTTTACCAAAAATAGCAATCAATTCTTCTTCTGAGC